GGGATATTTCTTAAAAAACTAGTAAAACGGATTCTGTCATGGATCCTTTGAGTCTGTGGACTGTCATGGACTCGTTACTCCGCCGTATGTGTGGCGGCGGGGTGGGTGTTGAGGCTCTAAGTACCTTGCACCTAGTTTGCGCAATCCTATGGCGCTGCAGCGCTGGCTCTTTGCCAGGCGCTGGCGCCGTGGGGAGATTGCTCACGTGGATGTCTACGCCACTGGTTGCCGCTGGAGTTGCGGCTACCAGCCTGGTCAGCGCAGTCACTCAGCCCGCCCGCCTTGTTGGTGGGGTTGGGTTTGACGTGCTGCGTGGCCAGCTTTGGGCTAGGCGGCCTTGGACGGCCGCCCTGATGCTGTTTGCAGCATTGGGGACATTCACGTGGTACACTCAATTGAGTGTTGGGGGCGTAACCGGACTTGAGGTCCGCTTATTCCTTCGCAGGTGGTTAGGTCTCCGGTCGTGGATGACCTACCTGCTCGCGCGCAAACGCCGGTCGCTAGCCCAAGACGCGACCGTCACTAGGACCACTTTTATGGACGCGATTTTGCCGACTGTGCCCGCGGCCACCCCCCATACCCATGGCGAGGCGGCTGCTGCGCGCACTGCGGCGAATTTGTTCGTAGAGCGGTTCGGGAGACTGCTTGGACGTCGGGTGTTTTACTACCAGATGTCTGCGGCCGACCAGCGTCATGAACGCCTAGGTTCTCGGGATTACCGTTGGGTGAAAGATCTCAACGCGGAGGCCCGGCCTGAGACCCCAGAGTCTGGGGACTTGCTTGCCCTGATCGATGTGGACCACTACGTCGACATGCCACAATTTTTGAATGAGCATGATGGAAACGTCATCTTGTTCACCTTCCAACCCAAGGTGGCGTGTGCTGAACGTGAGGAATACTCGTTCACATTCGGATCTGATCAGCGAGTGAGTTACCAGGTTACGGGTGGTGGCAGTTATTGTCATCGCGTTTGGAACTGGTCTACCGACAACATTATTGTGTCCACTGGAAGTTGGTGGTCATGTGATGCTGTTACCACGGCGTATCTTGTTGATCGCCGTGAGGTGGACCAGGACCATGAGTTGGTCAACCTTAGCCCAGTGGGGCGCTGGACGGGCTTTTGGGCCTGGCTGGCGACTTGGGTCGAGGGGACAGTGTTGCAGCATTTGACGCCCGCGGACGGTAAGTACATCCGCCTACGGTGCACCGGAGGATCTCCGAAGGTGTCCACCGGTATCGCCGGCACGCATTTGTGTGCGACGGTACCTTCCTCTGTCGACGCGGCCGTTGGCGTGGCGTCCCGAGTTTCGGGCGTCAAGCTGACGGTTGCGCAGACCCAGGCTGTGACGGGCCTGGACAGGAATGAGGCGAGTGTGCTCACGGAGTACTATCGTGAGTGTGCAGGCACTGTGCAGGCGGAGGTTTACCAGCCGCAGGTGTCTGTGAGGTCATACCAGTTCGGCCGGACGGCGGATTTGGACTTTGATGCGAAACCAGCGATGGTGCCTTTTATGGCGCCCCTGGTGTACAACGGCTATGTGCCTGTGTGCTCGAAGAGCAACGATGAGAGGATGGTGAAAGCCAGAATCACGTCGCTTGCTTCGAAGGCCACTGCGACGCCGCTGATGTTTTCGCTCATGGACGAGTTTGTCGATCGGTTGATTCCTGATGAGATCAAAGGCATGGGCCTGCCCACGGACCTAGATGAGGTGTGGGAGAGACAGGCTAGGCCCGCTCAGCGTAGGATTCTGGAAGAGGCAGATCTCTTGGACGCAGCTCCGCTGCGAGAGGCCAGTTCCTTTATGAAGAAGGAGGCGTATGGCGAGGTGAAAGACCCAAGACCCATTACGACGATCAATGGTGTAGACAAGCGCGACTACTCGACGTTCTGTTATGCATTTGCTGAACATCTGAAGAAGATGCCGTGGTATGCTTTTGGCAAGACCCCACAGCAGGTTGCAGACAGGATGGCTGAGGTGTGCATGCGCGCGGTGAACCATGTGAATCTGACTGACCTTTCACGGTGTGACGGGCGAATTTCCAGCGCTGCCCGAGATTTGGAACGTATTGCGATGGTGCGCTTCTTTCAAGCGCAGTTTCACGCGAGGATGATCGAGTTGATGCGATCTCAGTTTAATCTGAGGGGACGCACCCGCTTCGGTATTCGTTACTGGAGTTGGTTTGCTCGGTTTTCCGGTTCGCCTGAAACGTCGATCTTTAACACATTGGTTAATGCGTTTATCGGGTATATGGCGCTGCGGATGATGTTCGTGGGCGGGCGATATCTCACGCCAGATGAGGCGTGGGAACGACTGGGCTCCTACGGGGGAGATGATGGGTTGACCGCAGATGTTGATCCGCGGGTGTACGAGCGAGCTGCTGCTATGATGGGACAGGTGCTGACTTCCAATATTGTGTTGCGGGGTCGGCCGGGGGTTGAGTTCCTTGGCCGGGTCTTTAGTGATTCGGTCTGGACTGGGGACAAGAACTCCTGTATTGATGTCGGTCGGCAGCTGGCGAAGTTTCACCTGTGTGTCAGCGCTGCTGGTTTGGATGACCCGTTGTCGAAACTGACGGAGCGGTTGAGGTCGTATGCTCTTACTGATCCGAACACACCCGTTTTGGGTGAGTTCGTGAAACGTGCGCTGGAGCTAGGAGTGGCGTGTACATCGGACCAAGGTACGGTGCACGACATGGCCAGCTGGTGGGCGCAGTTTGACCGTAGTGAGCAATTCCCGAACGAGAACGTTGAGGGGTGGATGGAGGCGTATGTGTTGCGTACTCTGCCGCACTTTGATTTTGCGGGGTTTAGAGCATGGCTTGCCGGAGTGAAGCAGCCGAGTGAATTGCTCACCCCACCCCTTTTCGCTGTCCCCCCGACGACTGTCGCGCCAGTTGCGACACTCGTGGTTGACGACGTGCTGCTTTTGTCTCAAGGCCTGCCAATTCGATTGGCAAAGGAGACGAAGGACACGAAGTCTGCGCGCAAGCCCAAGGACAAGGGTGAGCGCGCTGCTCGGAAGAAAGACGAGCAAGGCGGTGGCGGCTCCAAGCAGAAAGACGAGCGGAAACGCGAGCCTGAGGCAGCGAAGGAGCCTGAGCCTAAGCAGGATGCTAAGCGAGCACCCGCCAAACCACGAGCCACGCGTCAACCGCGTGGTAATCGTCGGGATCAAAAGAAGTAAGGTGGTCCTTACAACGACACTACGCGGGTCTTCCGGCTGACCCGCGTGATTTTCTTACCCAAGAAAAACTTGCATTGATTACAGTTTCGATGTCCAAGGAGAATGGTTGCAAAGTCAGAAAAGAAGCAGGGCCAGAAGATGGCGGAGGCGGAGAAAAAGATTGCGAAAGTCGAGGAAGCGGTAGCGGACGAGGAAGTGGGAGCTCGGGCCATGCGTCGAAAGATGCCGGTCACGAGGAACCACAACCGAGTCCGCCAGGCTGGGTTACACAAAACCGTGGCGACCGCTCATTTCCTGTCGTGTCTGTTCAACCCCTTCGACTGTCCTTCCCGAATGCCAGACAAGATGCAGATGCTGAATACCGTGGTGTTGCCGTTCCGTCAGACGGCGACATTCACCGGGACCACGGGCGGGAGCCCGAATCGGCTGGCGTTCGACGTGTACCCTGTGCTGCAGCGAAGCCTGTTCATGAGGACGGGCACAACCACCTGGGGGTCTACCTCTATCTCGGATGCGAGCTCGAAGATGTTTTCCGCAGCCTCCGGATTGACGGGATTCGTCCTCGCGTCTCGGTGCGTGGGTCAAAAGGTGCATATCGAGTATGCATCGCCCTTCACGGGGTCCCAAGGAGTCCTGTACGCAGCGATAGTCCCGCCAGGATATGGGGGTGGAGCTCCTGTCTCCTCGACTCTGAGCCAGTATCCAAACTCGGCGACGGCGTCGATCACGACGCTCTCGGCAACGGGAGCGTTTGATTTCGTATGGTTGCCACAGCGCGCAGCAGGCGACTACCTTGCCACGTATGAGGGTGAGCAGCTGAATGCTCCGTATGACCCGACCGCATTCATCCCTTTCAACGGTGACACGACCGGTACTCCAGCCTCGATGCCTTTCATTTCGGTGATTGCAGAGGGGATGGGGAATTTGGCCGTGTTCATGGTGACTATTGAGGCATGCTTTGAGTGCGACGTGATTTGTGGTGGCTTGCTGGGCAGTGATGACCGTCCTGACGACGATGCTTGGGAGGTGTTGGATGATTTGGCGGAGCCGTTGTTTCAGAAGAACACGGGAGTGCAGCCGATGACTGTGGAGTCGCAGCGTTCTGCTGTGGCGCCTCAGCAAACGATCGTGCAGCAAGCGGTTGCAGGTGCGCCTGCCAGTATGTCGCAGCCGACCGCAGAGTTTCTTGACAATGCAGAGTCTGTGCTCTCAAAGGCTGGTTCCAAAGCTTGGGACTTGGTCAAAGAGTACGGGCCCGATGCGTTGTCCTCTGTGGTTGGCCTGCTACCTGGCGGGTCAATTGCGACTACGGCGGCAAAGGTCGGGTCGGCGCTCGCGAAGTGGTTGATGTGAGCGGTGAGTTGGGTGTTTTTGTAGTGTCGTTTTGTTCAAGAAAAACCGGAAAAAGCTGGACGCACGCCAGTAGATCGTGTGATTGTGTAGTGTAGTTGACCTGG